GGATTATCAGAAACTGACCTTAAATCTGCGTTCTATTTTGTTTGCACAAAGAGAAGGTGTGATGTAATGGAGATCGGAAACCTGAATCAGAGAATCACCATTTTGGAACACAGAACAGTTGTGGACGAGATCGGCAACCATATTACAAAATGGGAAGAAACATTCTCCCTATGGGCAAAGGTAACTGTAAAGACGGTAACGGAAACCACAGATGCAGGAGTGGTTAAAGAGGCGCAGAAGCTGGAATTTCTGGTTCGTCAGAGTCCTGCCTCACAGAACATCAACAGCACCAATTTCCGCATTCTTTTCCGAAACAACATCTACAATATCACAGGATTGATTCCACTTTACGACCACAACAATTATCTGAAAATTGAAAGTGAAATCAGAAAGGCGGGTGTTTCTGATGACTTCCGTTGATAATCTTGCAGCCGAAATTATGAAGGGGCTGACAGAATATGCAGACCTTGCAGAAGAAGGCATGAAAAAGGCAGTGAAAAAGACTGCAAAATCTATAAAAGACGAGATCTCCGCCAATGCTCCAAAGCGAACAGGTGCATATTCTAAAAGCTGGTCGGCAAAGAAAACCAAGGAAAACAGCCATTCTCTCGAAATGACTGTGCATTCTAAAAACAGGTATCAGCTGGCACATTTGTTAGAAAAGGGATATGCCAAGCGTGGCGGAGGTCGTGTATCTGGAAAACCGCATATTGCTCCTGCAGAAGAAAACGGTGTGCAGTTGTTAGAACATTTGATCGTGGAGGCGTTGTCATGACTTACGAACAAATCAATGAGATGATGCAGGAGATGGGCCTGCCTTTCGCCTACCATCATTTTGCCGAGGGTGAATCTCCTGAACCGCCTTTTCTGCTGTTTTTATCTCCCGGAGAAAATACATTTTCTGCGGATAATTCCATGTATTTCAGTTTTAAGATGCTGGATATTGAACTTTATACAGACGTTAAGAATCCTGAACTTGAAATACAAATTGAACAGGTTCTGAAACGTCATAAAATCTATTACACAAAATCAGAAGTATGGATAGAGTCGGAAGGGCTCTATGAAGTGCTTTATGAAACGGAGGTATAACCTATGGCAACAAGCAAGAAGAACAAGGTTAAATTTGGTTTGCAGAATGTCTACTGGGCAAAAATCAATGAATGGGGTGAAGATCCTGACGGCAACAAGACCGTTCCTGCATATGGTCCGTCAAAACATCTCCCCGGTGCTGTATCGCTCTCTATTGATGCAAACGGCGAGGCAGAGAACTTTTTTGCGGATAACGGCGTTTATTATGTCATCAACAATAACGCAGGATATACAGGTGACCTTGAAATCGCCCTTATCACAACCGAATTTGCAACTGAAATCTTAGGAGAAATCCTTGATAACAATGGTGTTCTGGTGGAAAAGAATGACACGGAACTTGCACAGTTTGCATTGATGTTTGAGTTTTTAGGCGACAAGCATCATATCCGACACGTGATGTATTGCTGTTCCGCTTCTCGACCTGCAACGGAATCTGCAACTACTGAGGAAAGCACAGAAGTTAAGACTGAAAAGCTGTCGCTGAAAGCTACTCCTTTACCGACAGGTCTTGTGAAGTCGAAAACTACTGAAAGCACCACAGATATGGTATATAACAACTGGTTCAAAATGCCATATAACCCTGATACGACAGTTAAGTCTTCTGCGAAGTCATCTTAAGGAGGTATTACTATGGCTATTCAAAAAAATATTATAATTGACGGTATTTCCGTTCCTTTCAAGGCAAGTGCTGCTGTACCACGCTTGTATCGTCTGAAATTCCGCAGAGATATTTATAAGGACTTTGCATCACTGAAAACTGAAGTCACTGAAGGTGACGAAAACAAAAGTGAAATCGGCATTGAAAGTCTTGAAGTTTTTGAAAATATCGCCTACATCATGGCAAAACACGCTGATTCCAATGTTCCTGACAACCCCGATGATTTCCTGGAACAGTTCAACACATTCAGCATTTACGAAATTCTTCCTCAGCTTATCGAACTCTGGGGATTGAACACCGCAACGCAGGTGGAGTCTAAAAAAAACATCGCCAGACTGACCGTGAACTGACCCCAAAAAGTTAGACAAAGTTTTCAAGGGAAAATTATGCAAAGCGACTAAGAGAAATCTTGGTCGCTATTGTTATGCGGCAATTTTCCTGTATTCGACAGGAGACAAGCCATCAAGTTTAAGTTTGATGCGCTTGTTATTGTACCAGTCAATGTATTCTGTAAGTTCTGAAATGAAATGTTCAACGGATGAAAACTCCTGTAAATAAAGCAGTTCTGTCTTTAATAAGCTGAAAAAGTTTTCAGCACAGGCGTTGTCAAGACAGTTTCCTTTGCGGGACATACTCTGCCTTATTCCCTTATCTTTGAGCATTTTTTGATATTGCTTGTGTTGATACTGCCAGCCTTGATCTGAATGCAGGATAAGATTTGTGTTATCAGGAATTTTTGCAAATGCTTTTTCAAGCATATCTGTGGTCTGTGCAAGATTCGGATGACGGCTTAAATTGTATGAAACAACCTCACCATTATACAAATCAATTATAGGTGAAAGATACAGCTTGATTCCAAATAGAGCAAATTCCGTAACATCCGTTACCCACTTCTGATTTGGTTTTTCTGCCTTGAAGTCACGTTCAAGGAGATTGGGTGCTATTCTTCCGACATCTCCTTTGTACGAATTGTACTTACGCATACGGACACGGCAGAAAATGCCCATTTTACGCATTAATCGCTGAACTGTTTTATGATTGATAACATACTTTTTCTTCAGTTCTTTTGTTATTCTCCTATATCCGTAACGTCCTTTACTTTCTTCGTAAATACGACGAATTTCAGCCTTGACATCAGCGTATTTGTCAGGCTTGGGAGAATCAAATTGTTTGCTGTAATAGTAATATGTGCTGCGAGGAATTCCGGCAATATCTATGAGCAGCCATATCTTAAATTCATGCCTCAGTTCCCAAATCAC